TCTTTTCTCACCGGCTATACGATTCGCTACTCGTATAGTTTTAGACACGCGGTCGCCGAACGTAGTCTCAACAACTACCATTAGGAGTGCGCACGTCGATCAACATTTGCTGCCCAGTTATAGAAAGCTTTAGCACCTTCTGTGAAATACCAGTCGGCTGGATGCAAATGAAGATTCTTTCCCATTCCGTAGGCTCTTAGGATTCATTAGGATTTTAGATATAGTGATTATAATAGCGGTTAGGATTGTTAGAGTAGACTCTAGCGTTCTGCGTTGTAAGTTGGAAATCGACACCAACTAGCCGTGATTTATCATTTGACCTATATTTATTTTTCTGTTTGTCTCCTTTGCCGCTTATTAGAAACGGTGACGGTAAGAATTGTTGATACATTATGTCTTGCTCTGCGAAAACCCCTGCTTGTGATTGTGCTTTTTGTGTAATGTCTGCATCTTGCATGGCAGCTTGGCAATCTGTTAAAACTGCCCCATGGCCACTTCTCCCTCCACCCATTGTCGAAACACTTAGTGGAGGAGTGACCATTACACTACACCCTTTGTGTCGTCCGCGTAACGTTGATCTCTTCTTCGGAAGAGTTGATCGTTACAAGGAATACACTCAGGCTATCATTGCACATTGGCGTACATGTAAACACGTAGGATGTTGTTTCCCAGACACTATCTTTGACTACGCAAATTCGCCCAACGGAATCGTGAAAAACCCCACGGACCGTTGTGCGTATGCTACTTGCCCTAGTCCTTGGTGTGGCTGTTCTGAACAACGCTGCTCTGCTGACATCTCTCCCTCTGCTTGTACCGGACCCTCTGTCCGTGCACGCTCGCGTCGCACTACTCTCGCTCCCCCTTTTCTTTCTCTCAATTTCTCCAATCGCTTCTCTGCTCTTTCTGACATCTCTGAGGAGAGTGATGATGATAATCCTATTATTATCATCACTCCCCCCACGCCACCAAGACCCCGCAAAGGACGCCCCGCTAAGTTCAGAATTCGAGCGTCTCAGTACATCGAAGATGACGAATTTCGTCCGCGTGCGCCGATCCCCGTCACTGTGGATCAAATTGCTCCAAGAGATGAAGAAAAAGTGCAGGAGGCTGACTCCCGCGCTCAATACTTCTATCTCGTTAGTAAAATGCACCTGAACAAAGCTCGCGCCCAATCTGGAACCATTGACCTGGAAGCTGAGATTTATCGGAAACAACGGAACGTTGCACTACGTGAGTTGAAGAAGGAGAAGCAAAAACTTGCTATTCTTCTCAACAAACGAAATGCCCATCTGCAACGTGAAATTGAATTGGAAAAACGGAAACGAAATGCCATTCGCGTGGCAGGTCGTGACGCAAAAGCCCAAGGTAATACGTATACCTTCCCTGGTGGAAATTTGTACTCGTTACCCGGAAATCTCAACCAAACTCTCGATTCTGTTACTACTGCATCTGGAACTGTGACCTCTTTCATTTCAAAGCTAGAGGAAATGGTTACATCATTCATCGCTAAACTATCTTTACCTTCTGGTACGGATATATGGCAATGTGTTCTGTCTATCATTAGTATCGTCACCGCATATATGTCTAAGAGTGCTTTAGCTTTGGCTGCTGGTTTTGCTTCACTTGCTCGCGCATTTGGAATGGGACTATCAAACATTGTTGACGCAATCTGGGGATGGCTTCACAATTTCATCGGACGGGATCAGATTAACGCTCTTCAATCTGGTGCCACTGGTGTTCACCCTCGTTATCCTACCTCACAACCCTCGACATCGACTCATCCTCAACCGACTTCATCAACTCCTCAGGCTCAGTTTGATTGGAATTGTCTCTTTACTACCGATTACACCTGGCTACTTGGCTGTGTGCTCACTGTTTGCTCTATGTTGATTCGTGGTACTGGCGTAAACTACGCTAATATCATGACTAACTTGGCAAACTTTGGACGCGCTGCTATTGGATTCACAAATCTAAAGAAACTTGTTGATTGGGTAATACTCTTTTGTAAGAATGAGTATTACATGTTTACCACTGGTAAAACCTATCAACAAGTAACTTTGGAACGCATGTACCCGGATATGGAAGACCTTCTTCGTCGTGTACACCTTATCAAGGAGATGGACCAAAAATTCATTGACCAAGATAGGGAGGTATGCGAGATCATTGTGCAGACCTACAACGCTTTACACGATATACGCATGCAAGCATTACGCGCTCAAGACAAGGAAATTGCTCAATTTTTAGGAATACATCTTACATCAATCTCGAAAAACTTCACTCATGCTCAAGCTTCACCTGCATTTGTTGTTAACGCTCGCACTCTGCCCGGAACTCTCTACATGACAGGTAAAGCTGGTGTAGGCAAGTCAGTACTCTGTCAGTATCTTGAAGGAAAGATCTATGCATCTTTCCTGAAGGATAAAGGCTGGAGTATCACTGATTATGTCTTTACTCGCAACGCTGAAACGGAATTTTGGGACGGCTACCACGGACAACCTATTGTTAAGTATGATGACTTCCTGCAACAGAAGGATTCGACTACTAAACCGAATCTGGAAATTATGGAATCTATCAGAATTATCAATGAAGCCGCCTTCCATCTCCACATGGCAGAACTCTCGGAAAAGAAAAACGTGTACTTTGACTCGCCTTTTGTTATCGCTAATTCCAACATCAAAACTCCTGACCTCAAGTCTATCTCTTGCCCTAATGCTTTCTTCCGTCGCTGGAAGAACTGCATTGAGGTGAAAGTTAATCCAACTTTTGGTACCAAACCGGCCGGAACCGACTACTACCGAATTGACGATGCTAAATTGGCTGCTCATCGCTTGGCTAACAACATGGAACCTGGATCTTTCGTTAAGGAAATTTATCTGATTGACACCTACGACATGGCTACTGGACAAACCATTCAAACCGACCTTTCTATTGATGCTTTTTGGACTCATCTTCACGCTGAATTTTGCAAATCGGAAACTCACTCGAACGCTCTCCGGAAATCAATTCTTGACAATATTGGACTTACTGTACCCACTGATCAACGTGCTTTAGGAGATTTCAAAAACCTCCTCCGTGGTGCTACCGCTCAAGGTGGGGAACCCGAATTCAAGTCACCCAATCAATCGGAAACCGACGAACAACCCTCTCTTAACCTACCTACTACAGATGAGGAACAAAGTTGGATTGATATGGAAGATTTGGCTGGTGAACCTGTTGACCAAGTACTCTCCGCATTGGCTTATGCAAACTCACGAAGACAACGCGCTGAACCCTACACCCTCACCGAAGCGCTGTATTGGCTCTCTCTTGAACGTGATGACCCTCTTCAAGATGCCGAATTTGCTCGCTTAATCGGAGAACGTAGACCACAGTGCTCACGCTCACCTGTACCTGCCCGCGACATGACACCTGTACGACTCTTGGCTGAACATCTTATCAACTTTGCTGACGAAAAACGACCGAAAGAAGCTCCTCCCTCCTACAATGAAGTTTGCGCTGAAGATGCACTTGCTGCTTTCATCTCAAACTCTACTTGTGGAATGGAAATGCAATACCCCGACCTGATTGACCGAATTGACCGACGTATCGATGAGGCTACTAATTTTATGAGGAAGAGTATGGCATGGGTATACACGCGTGCGGTAAACATCGCCCGCGGTATCCTCAGCAAAGCTCGTTCTCTTATTTCTAGTGCCTGCCACTCATTCATCACTTTCGTTAAATTTGTTGCTTCTACTCTTTCACCTTATCATTTGCTCAACTGTCTCTGGATCATTGGATTTGCCAAGTATTACGATTGTGTAAGAAATCTCTTCACCTCTTGCTCAATCAGAAATGCTAACACTTTCTATGATCTGGCTCATGCTTCACCTTGCCGATACGGTTGCACCTTCTGTAACTACAAGTATCGTAAAGGCTTCACTCACCCTATTGGCTCTAATGAACATGGAATCGGACTTTGTAAGGCTCTTGCTAAGGAATACCCCGACGAACTAAAATGGACCTCTTTGTACCTGGATAATGCTAAGCGCGTGTATATGGAATCGAAAGAAACCAATACACGCGTAGGACCTCGCCGCGTATTTGCAGAATCTAAGGAAGTAGCAACCCGACTCGGAAATTTCCAGAAGTTTATGGAAAATGGCCGAGTTGAAGCTCAGATGAATCATTACGAGAATGGACGACTTGTCGCCCAGGTATCGGACTTGGTTCAGCTTGAGCAATGGGAATCTGTTAACCTTAAGAATGCTGTACGCATAGGATGCAACCACTCAGACACAACGACCTTTGGTATGAACGCAGTTTTTGTCACAGGACGCACACTACTCTTACCTCACCACTTCATACGCGCTTGTAAACAGGACTCAGTTTTGTTCATATCGAATCCTTATTCTACCGATCAACACACTATGATTCCATTTTCTCTTTGTAAATGGACTCAAATGCAAGATCGATTTGGACACGATGTGGACTTGGCTTTCATGACACTACCGAATACTGTACCTTCACGCCGTGATATTCGCTCATGCTTCGTGCCAGCCGCACAATTGGACAACCTCAAGGAAGGCCAAATTGTGTTTGCTGGAATGCGACGTTTATCAGAATATCTCGTACATCACACTTTCTCTACTAACAACTTCTACATTGGAATGGAAAAGAACTTCTCTTATGACCACCCTACGGATCCTTTGTTTAAAGCACGTGTTTTCAGTTATCTCGGATATGATATAGACACCAAATCAGGTGATTGCGGTGGTTTAATCTACTGCAAGAACAAACTCATATCTGGGAAAATCATTGGAATGCACGTTGCTGGATGCAATGGATATGGCTTTGCGGCTGCACTCTCCCGCGAATTCATAGAAAGGAACTTGGAAATTCACATCAAAGCTAAGGAAATTGATGTCCGAGGCTACGTGGATGCTCGCATCCCGTACGCTGAAGGCACTAACACGGAACAACTCCCTAGAGAATCACTAGCAATGCTTGGCGACTGTCTGTCTCTTGGAACCTCCGAACAACCCCGTTCAAGCTCCAAGACGCAGTTAGCTCCAAGTTTAATAGCTGGGCTCATCACACTACCAACGACAAAACCTGCTTATCTACGACCCGGAACAGTTAATGGTGTTGCCATCGACCCAATGCGACAAGGAATAAAGAAGGTACTTGGAACTGTACCTCCCATAAACCCTAAAGTATTGGACATCGCTGTCAACAGTGTTGCTATGAAAATCCACACTCGTCATGAGCGGTTCGTACTGACGTACGAGCAAGCAATTGAAGGATGTGGTGGAGGCGAGTTTATGAAACCCATAAATCGCACAACGTCTCCTGGATACCCCTACTGTCTGAACAACCCTGGCCCCGGAAAACAGCATTGGTTTGGTAAGGATGAAACGTACCTCTTTAGTCCCGAGATTAAAGAGGACGTGGAGACCTTGCTAGATCATTGCCGGAATGGACGTCGTGGTGACGTAGTCTTCATTGCCACACTGAAAGATGAACGCCGCCCGATCGAGAAAGTGAACGCTGGGAAAACACGCGTCTTCGAAGCCGCTCCGCAGCATTTCGTGATAGCTATTCGCATGTACTTCTTGTGCTTTGTGAATGCCATCATGGAATCTCGGATTGATAACGAAATCGCTGTTGGTACCAATGTTTACAACCTGGATTGGCACAGAATCGGAACCGCTTTGTCTAAGATGGGTGATAATATCATCGCTGGTGACTACTCGAACTTCGATGGCTCTCTTTCCCAAGAGATCCTATGGAGTATCCTGGACATCATCAATGATTGGTATGACGACTCAGATGAAAACAAAATGATCCGTACTGTGCTATGGGAGGAGATTTGCAATTCGCGTGTCCTCGTTGACGGCGAAATCATTCAGCAAACCCACTCTCAACCCTCTGGAAACCCACTCACTGTTATCATTAACTCAATGTACAATCAGATAGTCACTCGTATGGCTTATCTGTACTGCAAAGCGAACAATGGTTTACCGTGGGTGTGTGACTTCGATGAGTATGTGTCAGCACAATTCTTTGGAGATGACAATGTTCTAAATGTGAGTGATGAAATTGGACACTGGTTCAATCACTACACTCTCACAGATGCATTGTCTTTCCTAGGACTAACCTACACAAACGAGACGAAGACAGAGGAAAAGACCCCCTTCCGCACTCTGGACCAAGTTGCCTTTTTAAAGCGGCGTTTTGTTCGAGATGAGAACGGATACTTCCGTGCTCCCCTCGACCTTGACGTCGTGAAAGAAATGGTAAATTGGATTAGAGGCAAAGCTAAGATCGCTTCCACGATCGAAAATGTAGAAACCTCTCTTCGAGAATTAGCTCTACATGGTAAAATCGAGTATGATATGACATCGAAGCTTATGCTGAATGCCTGTCGTGCTCGTGGACTCAAACTGAACGTTCCTACTTATACAGAGTGGATGAGCACGTTTGATAGCGAATTCTTTTGAATACTATCTCCCGTGCCACTCTAAACAGTGGGAACCCCCGTCCTTGAGAAGACGTTAAACTCTCACCTGTGTTAATTGCGGATAGAGAGCATAACCCGAAACTCTTTATTACGATCGCTTAACACTTGTAAAGCTTGAAGCTATTTAGCTTGGGACAAGTTGAAAAACCCTGGGTTGCACATGACACTAATAGAAGTCTCTGCATAAAACTAACACTATTGCTAGCACTCAAGAATATACTGAAACCTCACCAACTGTTGATACTACGACCGGAAACATCTCTACTGACATTCAAGCTGACGTCCCTGTGATTCCTCTTCCTTCTGCGACCACTGCCGTGGCTCTCGCGGACAGAACTCATCATGACGTGACTTCTATCCTTGAGCGCCCGGTGCTGTTAGCGGAGGGAATATGGAGTTCAACGGACGTTGTCTTGAACCAGACACTTTCGAAATCTACATTTCTCGCTGATACGCCACAATACATTAAGGAATTCAACTTCCCGCAGGATTTATTCGCCAACTCCAAACTCGCTCGTGACAAACTCGCAAATTTCCTTTATCTCAAGTCAGATATGGAAATCGAGCTTAAAGTCAACGCGACGCCGTTCCAAAGTGGATGCCTATTACTCGC